AATAAAGATTGATTCTGTCATTAATGGGTTAAATGGTAAGTTTGTTACGTATGCGCCTGATTCGTTTTGAGTAGTTGCGTTTGCCTTAATATCAAACGTATCGAATGGGTTAGTAACCATTACAACGCGACCTTCAATTTTACGTGGTTTGTCTTTTGGGTTACCTTCTGCATCTAGCTTTTCAGATAACTTTTTAACTACGCCTTTTAATTCGTTAATCGTATCTCTACCAGGATTGAAAGTAAGTGTTCCTTCTGATGCTTTATCAGAAACGGCGCCTGAATCAATATCAACATCTTTTAATAAACCAACAGGCTCATCTTTAGTTGGTCCGCCACCTTCGACATAACCGCGCTCAAGACCAATTGACATTGCTTCTTTTAAAATTGTACGCACATAACGCTCAATCCATTCAGGCCCTAATTGCAACATATCTTTAGCAATTGGGATAAATGCCGTTAATTTAAGTTGAGAAATTGACTCTTTTCTGAATGCAGCATTAAGTTGTCCTTTGATTTCACCGAATAATGGACCCCAAACTGCAGCACCTTCTGGATCACTGTAAATGAACTCTGTTACAGCACCTAAATTTTGAATACCAATTGCTTGTAATAAAGGATGCTCGTCTACAATGTCATCAAATACGCGCTCTTGTGTCGTTACAGGTAGTGTATCTGTATCTTTAAAGCCACCTTCTTCGATAACCGCGTTAAAGAATTGACGTTCTTGATTCGTTAATACGTTTTGTCCACGAGATTGTAATACACTGTTATCGTTGCCAATTGACTGTGCTTCTTTCAAGATATCACTCTTAGTTTCTGCCTGTAGTGCTTGCATCATACTGTTTAAAGCTTCATTCTTTTGTTCAGCTGTTGCATTTTCATCTTGACTAATGTTTGAAAATTCTTCTTTTGCTTCTAAATAAGTTTTAAAATTCATTTTTGTCATTTAATTTCCTCCTAAAACAACCAATTGTTTTTTGGTTTGTCTTTTTTGTTTTCTAACTCTTTTATAATGTCGTCTTTCATTTCTGCTACAACTGTTTTAATGTCGTTTATTGTAATAGACGTATCTTGTTGTTGATTTTTTAACAGATTAATAACGTTGTCAGGTAATGCACCTGTTGCATTTGCTACTGCTTTTATTTCATCAAACATTACTTCATCTACGAAACCATGTTCTTTAGCACCTTCAGCAGACATCCAAGTTTCTTTTTGCATTAAATTTAATATGTCTTCTTGGCTCATCCCTGTTTTGTGTTCGTAAGCTGTACATATTGATTTATCGACAGTGTCAAGAAAATCAGATGCGTGTTTGAAGTCATCACTATTCCCAAAACTAAATGTACTCGCTTTATGAATCATGTAAGATGCTGTTGGTGACATTGCTACATTTGTTGCTGCACTCGTTATAACAGTTGCTGCACTTGCTGCAACGCCCAAAACCTTAGCTTCAACTTTTCCTTCATGACTTCTTAGTGTTGTATATATTTCGCTTGCGCTAAACACATCTCCACCACCCGAATTTACGATTAATTGAATGTCTTCACCTTCGTTTTTTTCAAGTATTGATGAAATATCACTCGGTGAAGTTGAAGGCATGTCCATCATGTCGTAAATCCATTTATCGTCATCTGCTATAATTGCACCTTTTACATCTATTTTTATCATCTGTTTACCTCCCTCCCCATAAAAAATAGCCTTCTTTTATGTCTATGGCTAAAGACAATTTATTCTTCTAATGATTCTCTTGCAGTTTGATAGTTTTTAGTGATGTGATATTCTTCGTGTATTTCTTCATTTGTTTTGTCAAAATCTAATATATCTCTTAGTTCATTTCCGTTAAACGCTCCACTTGAAATAAGTTTGTCTATTTGAATAGCAACATCAAATACGTCACGATATTTAACTTGCTTTATCTCGATTTTTTCACCTTTTAAATAGTTTGATTTACTCACAAATTGCATATTCAATTCATCTGATATTATTTTTAATATCGGACTAATGCACATCTGCATATAATTACGTGTAGCTGCTTCAACATCTGACACGTCACCTTTCATTAAAGTTGGTGGTATGCCCACAGCTTGACCGACTTGAACGAGATACGAATTAGTTACTTTTTCAATTTCATCGGTAGACTGACTATTTGATGTATTTGTTGAGTGTTCTTTATATGTGAAACCTTTTTGTTGTGGAATAATCGCTACAGTTTGTTTTTGGATAGCACTGTAAGCCTTGTTAATAAATGTTTGCAGTGGATGGTTACCAGCGTCATCTTTTCTAAACGTACCCTCCACATCAACCGTTGCTCTGATTTGATTACGTTTCAATTGTGATTCAAACATTCGTTTTAGTAGAGATCCGTAGTCATAAAATAGACTATCTATAATAGTGGATAATTTAGCATTTCCGTATTCTAAATACAACACTTCATCTCGTGTAAAACTACGCTCAAATTCGTAATCTTTAACAACCACATTAGAAAATATGTCTGATTTAACTGCGTATTCTTTTCTGTAAAAATCTGTTGCAATCAACAAGTCTTTTGTATCTGATTGTATGATTAAACATTCACCATCATAAACAAGCTTCTCAATCACATCTTCCCAAAAGGCAGCAGATGATTGGTTTAAGTTAGGTTGAATATTTAATTTATAATACATACTATCTTTAATATAATCGTCATTTTTTTTAATTCTGAATTCAGACTGTACAATTGTACGTGCGATCATTCCTATAACTGTATTAATTGCTAAAGTTTTGAGAGCGACATCTTTTTCAGTTTCATCTGTGAACAATTCTAAGTCATTCCAGATGTCCTCTACACGTTCATTCTGCCTTTTAAACATATCGAACAATCCCATATATTCACCTCCTAAAAATCTATTTCATCAAGCATGAATTCTATATCGTTCTCGATTAAATCATCACGATACATTGCGTGAATGAAAGCCATAAAACCATCTGTTTTTCTTCTTACTTCGTCTTTCTTACCGTATGTTCGATTCCCTTTTGCATCAGTTATAACTTTCACATTATTCGTATACCAACGCATTAAAGGATTATCGCCAAATATAACTCTGTTTTCAGCGAATATTGTTTCTATTCTAGGTGCTAGTAAAGCTTCAATACCTTTTGTTCTTACATACATAATATTAAAGCCCTCTTCTTCTAATTTACTTTTAACTAAATCAAGTCTGAATGTATCAGCAACGATTGTGTCAAAGTTATATTGTTCTCTCATTTCAACAAACCAATCAACGATGTGATCAACAGATATTACTTTTTCGTCAACAATTGTTAATAGTCCTTTTTCTTCCCATTCATTTATCGGCGCTTTTAATTCTATGTTTCTCAAAAATTCAGCATTTACAAAAGAATGAGACTTCCAAATGTATTCGTTGTTTATTTTAAATAACAATCCAACTGCAGCAAAGTCACGAATAGAGGCAAAATCCAAACCGCCAATTGCTGATTGATTCTTTAAGTCGGGTATTTCTCTTAACGTTTTTTCATCTTCTTCATAACCAGTTCTTAATATTTCTTCCCAGGAAGCGACAGATGTCGTTAAATCTTCCGCTGGTCGATTCATCCGCTTTGTCATAAAGTTGATACGTTCTGATATACCTTCATATTTTAAGTTTTTATATTGTTCAACGGCTTTTCGCTTATGTTCTTTAGCGTATGCTCCTATTGGTTCTGCGTACATTGGATTTGCTTTTTGCCACATGTTAATATCTTCTATTTCGTCATCAGAATCTAATGTTGCTATAAATGGGAATAATGAACTATCTTCGACATCACCATTTAGTATGTCTCTTGACCTTTGTTTCATACCATCAAGATAACCACCTCTAACAAAACCATCTGTAGACAGAAAAAACTCTCTTGAGTTTCTAATCTTTCCTAATCCTGATGTAAACACACCAACTATTGTTCCATCTAAATATTCGTGTATTTCATCATAAATTATCATGCCGTCACGCCTGGAGTCTTTTGTTTTAGCGTTTGATGTTAAGAATTCTATTTTTCCATAACCTGTTAAACTTACTATTTCAGAAGCTTTGGCATCGTATATTCCTTTAAATGCGTCTTCGTGTTCTGAACTTTTCATGACAGCTCTTATCTCATCAAAACTTGTGCGCGCCTGTGCTTCGCTATTTGCTACAAGTGGCACATCATAACCTTTAATGCCATGTAACTCGCTTGTCATAAAATTAGCTATGGTTGATATCAGACCATTTTTACCAGCACCACGCCCCATGAACCAAAAGAAACTACTATAAACTGGCGTGTCATCTTCTTTGTGAAATAAGAATATGAATGCAGTTAAGAACTTTTGAAACGGTTGCAATGGAAAGTAATATTTTTCAGCAAATGTTATATAATTTTCATGCATCTCTATATCAAAATAAATGTCATCACGATTCAATGCTTTGTTTTTTAAATGCGAGAACAATTGCACAACATATCGACTAACTTTTATTTCACCGTTCTTATATTGATCAATGTAAAAGTCCACATGTTTATTTTTCATATTAAATCAAACTCTTTTTTGTATTTTTTTCTAAATCAATTAAATTGAATGTCTTTTCTATATTCATAATTGATGAGTTTACTTTGTTCATCTCATTCAGTAGAGGGTGAGACTTAACGAATGACTGACTGCCATTTTCAGTTGTTACAGACACGCCTTCCTCTTTAACAGTACGCTCCATACGCCGATACATCTCAATGTGTTTTAAATAGCGACCAACTTTTTCAGTTTCAACTGGATTAGAAGTATCAACACGTGACATCAAATAATCACGTATACTATTTATTTTTACGTTTATACTAAATTTCTCCATTCATCAATTCACCCCCTTACATGAGATTTCAAAATAAAACCACACAGTCAATCCATCTTCCCGTTCTTCCCAAAGGTTTTGAGACCCACAATCAAATCGCCCCGGGGTATGTTATATCATTAGCTCTAGTTGTTTATGTTTATTGCTTATACTATTATCAGACTTCAAAGAATTACATATCCTATGAGCCAACTTAATGTTATCCCAAGTATGAGTACCACCTTTACTTACTGGTAATACATGGTCAACACTCGGGTAATAATCACCTGCTATAAAGTAACCGTTACTATCATAAGTGTAATCATTAAGGTTTGTTTTAGACTTACACAGATAACATAAACCTTTATCTCTCTTGGATAACCTTTCAACAGATATATCCCAATCAATCTTTCCGTTCTCTCTTAATTTATTTCTTCTATTAGTTTCATCTCTTCTGTTACTATATCTACCCTTACATTTATCTGAACAGCCTGCACTTCTTTTGTAGTTGTTCGTATAATGTTTCCCACACTCTCTGCACTTGTGGTTGTAACTAACTCTAACTTTGGTATCCGTCAAATATGTTCTGTAACATTCTTCTGAACAAAAGGTTTTACTTATTGTATGTGCATAGAAATAAGAATCACAATGAGTACAAGTCTTGTGCCTATTAGTATCTAATGCTTTAGTTAATCTTTTAGCTAGACTTCTTCTCGTTGCCTTACGTTTCATTTCAGCTGATTGACATTTGCCAGAACAATACATCCTTTTATTGTATCCGAAGAATGAACCTTTACATTCTATACATATTTGTTCAACGTGATAAGTCTCGTTGTTTTTATATCTTTGTTTGTTGTATGCGGTTCTACATTTCATTGAGCAACTTTCTTGATGTCTGTACTCAGTCGTAACCTCTTTGTCACACCAGTTACATTTAATAGTTTTTGTGTACTTAGGAACATCATTGTCTTTAAGTATCTTACTTACTGTCTTCCTGCACATTCTTACTTCTTTAGCTATCTCGCTTTGTAAGTAACCTTCTTTATATAATTGTATGACTTTTCTTTCTCTTTCTGTTATGTTATTATTCACGTACCAGCAACTCCTTTTTAGTTGTTGGTCATTGCCCTGGACACTCCAATGTCGCAGGGTTTTCCTATGTTCATTATACCACACAAAGCATTGACATCGAAGCAACCTTACCACTTCTCATCATGCGCCCATTTGTTTACTTTCCTTTTGAACACTCTGCCTTCTTTTATGTTGTGATGTCTTATACATAGTGTCTGTAAGTTCTCTAATGTTAATGATAGTTTTGGGTAGTGTTCTATGCTGTATTTGTGGTCAACGTTTAAGACTACCTCTTTATGCTTACCTTTAGTCCTAATCGAATCAACTGTGACATATCCTTCTGCTTTACAATGCTGACATTCGAAAGTTATCACGCTCTAGCGCTTGTAGTCTTAGTCGTCTCCAGTCAGCAGAGTTATAAAAGGTTTTCTTTTGTGCTTCTGTTTTGTATTCGCTCACAAGAACTAACCTCCCTCAACTTCAATCTTCAACTCACTCATCATTGTTTCAATCTGCTTGATCTTAGTCCGCTTCTTATCCTGGTCAGTCATCTTCCTAACCCTGTTGCGTTCTTTGTCTATCTCTTCGTTTGTATATCCAATCGTGTAGATATGATTACAGTGATCGCATGTAATGTAATGATGTTTGATTCTACCTTTCATTACTTTAACTTTAGGTTTCATACTTGATGGTTTGCCACACTCATTACATAATGATTTACTCATGGCCGAACATTCCCATCATGATTTCTTTAGCCAGCTCTTTAATGATTTCGATTGGAACTTCATTCACTGACATATTGTTACGCTCTATTCTTTCTTGTATCGAACGCCACACAGTATCATTACTGATATGAGTGAGTAAGTCATAGCCTGCTTCAGTGTAAGTTAGGTTATTGTATATAGTTATACCTCCATCAATAAGCTTAGTAGCTTCTGCATACTTAGCATTGATTAATAGATTGATATGGTAGATTGTCTTGTCGTCTGATAACTCTATATTGTTATGAGCGTCTAGGTTAATGAGTAGTATGCGTATGAGTTCTATGTCACGTTTCATTGTGTGCCTCCTCACTAACGCTATCTCTTAACACGTCCTTGACTGTCTGCTTGCCATTTTCAAAGGTTATAGGTTCATTACTGTTTACTCTTATTTAATCTTCTGTAGTATCT